GTGCTATTTGTGCTCCATAAACTCTATCAACAGTTTTTCCTCTATCAACATTAAATGGTCTTCCACCAGATTTTTTCGGTGTGGTTGTTATTTTTTCATTCTTAGAAGGATTAACTTCCTTTTTACCATCATTAGTTATAGGTGCTTTAACCTTCTTTATTTCTGTTGGTTGATCCTTTTTAATTTCACCACGAATAGAAGCAGATAATGGTTTATCTCCTTTTAGTTCAGTTCCTGTAGTTCCTGTATCTCCTGATGGTATTTTCGTAGATGCAGCTCCCAAAGTAGCACCAGCAGTACCAGCACCAGCAATCTTTACTTTATCTGTGACATTAGTTATTTTATCACCAATAGAAGAAGGTGTAATATTCTTCATAGGTTTAACTGTAGTAGTTGGATTGGTAGCAGCACCACCTAATACATCGACTTTTGAAGGTTTAACTGGAGTATTTGTTTTTATATCTGTTCTGGTTAATTTTCCTTTGGTTCTATTTACTAGATTACTGCCAGCATCTTTAACATTTTGCATAAAACCCTTAAAGGATTTTACTAGACCACCACGTTTTTCAGCACCTTTTTTAACTACCTCTACACCTTTTGGTAACTTAGGTTGTCTTAATTTTTTAGCAGTAGAAAGAATATCTTTTGTTAATTGTATATCCCTACCACCACGATTAACAGCTCCTCTTAAACCTTTACCTAAATTATATGCATTTCTAACACCTTTAGTTGATAGATTCCATGCACCCCTAAAAGCACCAGTTACAATTGGACCAAGTGGTATTTTAGGTAATTCTTCTGATAATATAGTAACAATCTCTTCATCATTATATCCTTCAGCGATTAGCATCTCTGTAACCATTTCCAATTTCCAGTTAGAAGCACCTTTAATTGGTTCTGGTTTAATTATATCTACAGTTTCTATTTCTGTAAAATTTAATCCGTCTGCAACATTCTGGACATTTATACCACCTTCAACATGTTCTTTTTTTACACCACGTCTTTTCTTATGCTCTTCCCTTCTCTGATCTATCATTTTACCCCTTTCACCACTAGCATCAAATACAGCAGGTTCTCCCTCCTTACCAAACTTTCGTTTGTTTCTTACTGATGCTTTACCATAATCAGAACGTCCTTGTTCTTCCTTTGCTTCATCTATTTTAGCACCCCTCCTTTTCTTATCACCACGATTAGCCCAATGAATACCTCTTCTAACAGAAGTCTGTGAATGTTGACCTACTGGCCAATTACCATACTTGCGTTTATTCCTTTCCCTTTCCTTTCCTTCAGGCGAATGCTTATCATCAACCTTTGCTTCATCAATATCAAATTCCTCTCTCCAATTGCTTAGAGATTCTTGCTTTACTGTTATATTTTTCATGGAACGGATTAATCGTCTTTATTATTTAGAATACCTTCCTTTAGCATCTTTGATAATTCGCTTGTAGAACCAACAAATAATGCGTTATTTGTAACAGTATTTGGACCTTTAGGTTTATCTTCATCCAGATCTTTCATCTTCTTCTGAAGATCTGCTAATTTATCCGTAATATCTGCAGTTGACTTTAATACTTGACCAGCAACTTCATATGCTCTTGGACTTGCACTTTCACCAGCAAGTTCCATAACTCCATTTAAAGTTTCCTGTCCCTTCTCTATTAAGGAATATAACTGTGCTCTTGCATACTTATAATCCTTTTCAGCATCATCAGTAATATCGGGCAGCGTATCCTTTCTTCGGACACAACCACCCTCATTAACTTGCTGAACTTCTATTTCAGTGTTAAATGTATCATTCAAATCGTCATAATTATCTTTCATGGTATTAACAGTTCCAAGCCCTTAAGGACTTATTAATTCTTGAATCTGGATCGTTTGCAGTTTTAGCAGAAGTAAGTTTCTTTTTCATTCCACTCATCCTCGCACAAAAAGACGCTCTACGCTTGTTGCCAGGTTTCTTTGAAGGAGCTTTAAGGTCACTGCCTGGATTCTCTCTTTCGTAACTTTTTCTTCCTTTTTCATTTAAACCACCCTTTTCATTTTTTCCTGATTTTTTTGTCCAAGCAGCACCTTCTTCAACATTTAATGTTTTTGGATAATCTTTATCACCTGGTTTTGCTGGTTTTTCACCACGCTTTCTTTTAGCATGGATATTATCCCAAAGACCTTTTTTCTTACCTTCCTTTACACAATTAGGAACTTCCTTACCATCCTTCTTCTTAGTTCCTTTTGCCTTATAACCATCCCAACATTTATCAGCACCAACATTTTTACGTGCTTGTTTTAAACCTTCGGAAAATTCGTTAAATGATTTCATTAGAGATCTACCTTTCTTGTTGGACTAAATTCTTTACCATCACCAAAGAAAGTCGAAGTTTCTGTGAATCCAAAATCGTCACCTGGTGGGATTAATGGATCATCATACTGATCAATTACAGTATCTTCATTGTAATCTTTTTTCGCTGCTGCTTTTACAGTATATCTTTGCTCACGTTTTGCAGTTCTTGTATTACTATCAGAATAGTAATCAATCTGAACCTTACGAATAAGTCCATCTGTAGAATCTGCAATAGGACCAAACATATAAGTTTTAGCAGTAAAGCTTAAAGTATATATTAATGCTCTTCTGGTTTCAAAATTACCTTCATAATCATCTGTAAATGCAATGTTCTCAAGAACCATAGGAACATCTCTTTTTTCACCAATCTGATCTACTAAATCTATGGTTAGAGTAAAACCAGGTTGAAAAAATGGTAAGATTTGTTCCAATATTTGAAGAGAATCATCTTGCAATTTCGTAAGAATATTTAATTCAAAACCTAGATTATATGGAACAGGCATAAAAACCTTTTTAAGTTTTCCACTATCATTAGCTTTAAATGTTTGTGCAATACCAGATTTTCTTGATGGATCATATTGTATATTATTCATTTCAAAAGAAATTCTAGGCAATGTTATTTGAACCGCCTTATTTAATTCTGGTTGTTGTTGAAGTCTTGCTAGAAACTTTTGTTTAGGTCCATATGAAATTGGAACCTTAATTTGACTAATGTCCTTTCCAGTAGAATCTTGATGACGAACATGAATGTCATTAAAAAGTGTTCCGAAAGAAATAACGGTTTTTCTTATTATTTCGTGATAAAAATACGTTCCTAACATTAATAAACACCAAAGGGATTTGATTCAGTAAAATCTAGTATCTGGTCTGCATTCAACTCAAATTCACTAGCATCATTATATTTATCATTAACATCATCGGAATTATATGATCCGAGAGTATATGATGCTCCAGAAGTCTTTCCAACTATATCTTCACCTTGGAAGAATCCAGAAACTGTTGTTCCAATACCAACATTACTTACAGTTAATATATTAGTATCTTTATCCCAAGATTTAACTCTTGCTTGAGCATAAGATCTTGATCCTTCAATAACTTCATTAAACTGGAACGTACCAATACCTGCCATAGATGGAGGATCAGCAATAGTCACTGTAGGTATTGATGCATAACCAATTCCAGGATCACTTACAAATATACTCTTAACAACGTGATCAACACCTGCTAATCCTACAGAAGCAATTCCAACTGCAGTAGTTCCAGCACCTGGTTGACCAACCGTTATTGTTGGTGCTGTGCTATAACCAACACCACCATCGAGGATATTAAATCTAGTTACACCTTGATAAACAGTTTCCACAGAACAAGTTGCAGCAGCACCTGTTCCACCACCACCAGAAATAGTAATTTGTGGTGGTGTAACATAACCAGCACCAGCACTCGTCATTAATATCTTCTCAATAGAAGTAACATTTGCTCTAGTTGTTAATATTCCAATTGCTCTTGCTGGATTATCTGCTGGAGAATTTTCAAATGTAATTGTAGGTGGAGAAGTAAATCCAGATCCATCATTATTTAAGAATATCTCTCTAACATATCCTTGACCTAATGCTGCTGTTGCTGTAGCAGTTCTTCCTAACCCAACTAATCTAAGAGTTGTAATATATCCTTCATCCTGAACCTGAGTATCAATAGCATCAATAGATGTATCAATAACCTCATCCTCATATTCAAAGAGTTCACATTTTAATTGAAAAACGTAATTTTTACCTAACTGATAGAATGGATCTTCATGTTCTACAAATTTTATTTCAAATAACCTTTGACCTAATGGGAAATAAACAAGATCACCTTCTCTAGGTCTAGTAGATAATGGTACTTCACTTTGATCTGTACCATCATCATTAGCAGCAAGAAAAGGTGATATAAAATCCTCAAATCTTTCTTTAGAAATAGTTAAAGTAACTTCATCCTTTAAACTCATTCCAAATTTAGTTAAAACATCACCTGCACCACCATATCCATCAAAATTATTAACATATGCTTCTATAGCAAAATTATCATCAAATTTAGAAGATTGAACTTCTTCCATGATTGATAATTTATTTACAAATTTTCTAGGAATATATGTTACTTCAACACCAAAAATTTTTAAATGTTCATTTATTAAATCTTGAGCTAATCTTTGCTCAGATGATGTTCCTTGTAGAAAAAACGGATTGAGTGCCATATCTTATCACCCAATACAATCATATGGTGGTAATTCATATTCTGAAGACATTCTTGATCTAAGAGCTTCTATTTCTTTTTCAGCATCATCAAAAATTTCTCTACCATTAAGTTCTATACCACCAGGTAACTTAACTCCACGGAATTTAATCAAATTCTGTCCCCATTGTCTCTTCATGAGAGCAGTGAGATACTGTTTTAAGAATACATCATTATAAACTTGAGTAAATGATGTAGGATCTAATGCTCTATAACAATCAAGAACAAGATAATTACCAGCAGTTTCAGAACCCCAATCAATATCCAAATATAACCTATCTTGTCTCTTATTAAATCTTATTTGTTTATCTGTTGTTAGTAAAAAATCGATATCCTCAAGATATGATTTTGTCATTGAATATTGTAATAATTCTATAGAATTGAACCTATACAAATCATTTAAAAATAATTGATATTTAATACTAAACATCCCACCTGATATGGTGCTACTATCAAACTTAAATATCTTTTCTACACCAACTACAGAATCTGGAACTTGTAAAAAATTAGAAGTCTCATACCAGTTACTTGTAGTGGTTCCATAACCCGATATATTTGTAGAAGTAGCAGTTGTAGTTACAATACCAACTCCTTCAGTATTTTTTGCCTGTCCTCTATCAATATCCTCTTGAGTAAGTTCATACTTAAGATACATTCTTTCAACACCATCAAAGTGTCTTTCATTAAAAAGTTGAATGGCATCATCTACTAAATCATCTATCTGATCATCATCAAGGTTAATCTCCAATACAGGAGCACCCAGCTTCCTTAAACAGTAATCTACTAATTGTGTTCTACTTGCTGGTTTTGCCATTTACTCTAACTATCAGTTTTCTTGGTCTTTTTCAGTTTTTGAATTTCTTCTTGTAAAGTAACAATTTCTTGTTGAAGATTTCTCTCCTCTTCCTCAAAATCTTGTTTTAGTGTTTGTAATTTTGCCTCAAGTAACACTACTTGATTTGATGCTTGTGCAAGTTTTTGATTATATAAACTTACAAGAACATTTACATCCACTTCACTATTATGTTGTTGCATGATAATTTAACTTAGAAAGTACCTCCGTCTAGTGTTGATGTCCAACTAGGCTTATTAGTATATATGACAGAAACTGTAGATGGAACTACGCCAAGGTCTTGGATTGCACCATTATTTCCTTCTTTCCTAATATTATACGTATTAGTAATAGTGCCTTCTACACCAACTAAATCTACAGAATTTCCATTAGATACTGGAGATTCAACAACACCATAAGCACCAGTGGTATCTTGCCTTATTATATCACCAACAGATAAAGTAACATTAGATGGTAGTGTCAATGTATTTTTTGTAATAGCAGTTAAAACTTGCTTAGAAGTAATAACTGGTGCTGCTGGATTATTAGTTGAGGTCTGTAAACCATTCTCATCAAAGTATACAGCACCATGAGTATTGTAATCTGCAGTTTGATAATAAATTCCTTTAATGTCTAGGAATCCTCTAGTACCAGATACAGTATTACTTGTTGTACTTGCATCTGGAACATAAGTCCAAGAACCTGCAGGAGCAAAACTTCCATTATTTGAGTCAGTATCTACATATCCAAAGAAACCAGTTTTACTATTAGCAGTACCAATACCTGTATTATAGTTAAATGCAATACCACGATCAGTATTAGTATCAAAAGCGTGAGTAACAGTCAATACTGTTGTAGTTGTGATACCAGCAGTAGTAGTTCCTTCAACTGTAATAATCTTATTATTAACATCATATTGAGTGACTGTTGTTAATCCACTATTTGGAAGTGAGGCATGTCCACTAATAATATCACCAGTATTAATACCAACAATAGAATCAAGAGTAATAGTGCTGACACCAGTAGCAACTGATGCCATTACAGTTCTTTCACTAGTTACATCACCAATTGAGAATATTGGATCATTGACAGTTACATTGGTTGAGTTAACTGATGTTGTTGTACCATCAACCTGTAAATTACCTTTAACA